TAGAATATCCAAAACTATAACGCTCTCTAGCTTTGTATCTCATATTACCTGTATCGAAGTCACCCTCTAATGCAGTTTGCATAGGAGATCTTTCAAAATACTTAAACCCGTCTGGGCAGTCAGTTTTGATGAAATACGCATCTGTATCTGTTAGATAGTTGTTTACAACATATCCATCAGGAAGCATACCAGTATTTGCTATAGCATTAATGTCGTTGTCAGATGTTCCTACTCTGCCTGGGCTTTGTAGTAATCTGTCAGCAACAAACACTAATTGTGGTGGGATAATTAACTTCATACCTTTCAACGCAATATTAAGACCTCTATCATCTGTAAATGTAGAAATATTAATAAGTGAGTCTTCTAGTGAAGTTTCATTAAGATCCGCCATAGTGGTAGCTCTATTTGCTAGTGAACCACCGCCGCCTAGTGGATGATCTGTAGCCACAAGCACTTTACCGTCACCGCCTGTTGTACTAAACGCGTTGTTTAATACTGAAGCTGCTTTGATTTGCTTTGTGTTAGCCATAGATCTTGCTAAAGCTTTGGTGTATCTTGCGCCGAGTCTATCATAAAGATTATCTTCAATTGCTTCTTCAGTTAGTGCGAAAGCTAAAGCCACTGTTTCGTGGGTATAACGTGAAGTATAACCTTCGTTAGCTGTATCAAATCTGACACCACTACCTTCAGCTTTTACTTCTGCGTTACCAAACCCTACTATTAGGGTTTCTTCTTCAAACGCTCTATCAGAAGACTCAGTTTCATAAATTTCTTCATGTTGAGATTCGTATCGGGCATATTCCATACCGAACAAGGCATTAAGACCTGGCTCTAATTCTTTCGCTAATTGCGCTCTATTAATTGCCATTATTTATACTCCTGTTGGATCGACATAGAAATGCTCATTAAATTTAACAATTACATTTACGTTTGCTGAACCTGTTGTACTGTTATCTGGGTCACTCGAAAAGCCCATAATTCTGAACGTAGCAGTTGTAGCTGCTGTTGTTCCAGATAGTTCCATAGCTGACATACCAGTTTTGGTAGAGCCAGAAGTATAGGAAATATCTGCGTTCAAACCGACATCAGTTTGAGCTGGAGAACCTGCACTTTGAATTTCAAATACAGCATCAGGATCATCTACGACAAATGCTTTAATATCGGACGATACAGTGCCATCTGGGTAATGAGAACTGAAAACAGTCTCACCTGAAGAGTTTGTAAAAGTACAACCTCTAAATACACCCAAGGCTTCATCCCCAGCAGCAGCTACTAAAATAGTACCAGTGTTGAGCATTTTTACTAAATCGCCTGAAAAAATATTCCCTGAAGCACCAGAGGCAATTTCATATTCTGTAACTCCACCATTTTGGACTCCAGAACCTAATTTACCTACTACTCGTGCTCCAAATGGGGCATTTTTGTTAGACATAATAAGTCACCTTATATTTGTTATTTAAAGTTTAGCGATCAAC